CTGATCTCATCCGACGTGTCAAAGCTCCGCATTAAATACGTGAAACTCACGGATGGCGTGTGGCAAGAGTCTAGCGCTCCCCGATATACCAACGTTCTGCGCAAGCCGAACCATTACCAGACCCGCGCACAATTTATTAAGGCGTGGGTCGGTAGCAAATTGTCCTATGGCAATACTTACGTCCTACTCGGTCGAAATAGTCTTGGTAGCATCGTGTCGATGGACATCCTCAATCCTAAGCACGTGGTCCCGCTCGTCGCGCCGGATAGTTCAATTTTCTATCAAATCACGATGTCGCCGCTCCAAGTCACGCCGATGGAAACGATTGTAGTTCCGGCGCGAGACATCATCCATGATCGGGGCATTACCTCCTGGCATCCGCTGGTCGGCATGACGCCAATTGCAGCGTGCGCCGCTGCGGCCACACTCGGAAACAGTATCGCTACCAATAGCGCGGCTTTCTTTTCAAACGCTGCCCGCCCGTCCGTATTCATGTCCGCCCCTGCGGCAATCTCAAATGAAACCGCCGCCCGCCTCAAGGCGCAAACGGAGAGTGGCTACACCGGGGCAGGCGTCGGCAAAGTCATGGTAGGCGGCGATGGCCTCACGCTTACGCACATGACCATGACCGGCGCGGACGCTCAGACTATCGAACAATTGAAGTGGACCGCTGAGGATGTAGCGCGCTGCTTTCATGTGCCCGGCCATAAGATCGGACTCGATACCGGCGCTCGCACAGCCGCCAATTCCGCTATTTATGAGGCTATGTATTACTCGGACTGTCTACAGGCATATCTTGAGAATATCGAGCTACTACTAGATGACAGCTTCGACATTACGGACGGTGCGGGCTTCGAGTTCGACACGACCGGCTTGATGCGTATGGATGAGTCAGCGCGCCACGCCGCGAATGCGCAGGCAGTCGGTGCCGGGTATATGAAGCCAAATGAAGCTAGAGCGACCGTGGGCCTTCCCCCTGTCATTGGCGGCGACACGCCATATCTACAACAGCAAAACTACTCGCTGGCCGCGCTCTCCCGCCGCGACACCCAGCCCGCCCCTAGCTCAACGGCACCACCTGAGCAAGAAGATGCACAAGAAAGCAACGAGGACAGTAGCGGCTCTGCCGATTCACCAACACAAGCCGAGGGAGTAGACAACGGGAATGAATGACCTAGTTACGTTGGTCCAGGCCAAGGCCCAACTTCGCATAGTCGATACGGATTCAGACGCAGAGCTAGCCGACATGATTACGGCGGCGAGCACAATTATTGTGGGCTATCTAAAAACACCAGCCGCTGCCGCATATACGGCGTCAACCGTACCAGCAAACATCCGCCACGCCGCCCTGCTCGTCCTGGCTTCGCTCTACGAGGATCGTGAAGGCGACACAGACCCAATCGGTCCCGCAGTGCAATCGATCCTAATGCGTGACCGTGACCCGGCTCTTGCATGAGGCAAGGCGTACCTCGCCGCACAGGCGGGCTCCGTGCCGGCCCCCTCAATAGAAAAATCTCCCTACAACGCAAGTCATCCGGCAAAGACGACCTCGGCCAGCCAACGGACGTATGGACTGAGTTCGCCTCCGTGTGGGGAGCCGTCCTGCAACTGTCGGGCAAGGAAAAAATTACGGGCGGGACAAAGGTAGATACCGGATCGGCAAGTATCCGAATTCGCTACCGCACAGACATTACCAGTGCCGACCGCGCACTTTCCCAGGGTGTCATTTTCAATATCTCATCAGTCCTGCCTAACGTGTCCTCACGTGAATTCACGGACCTAGCCTGTACGGAAAACGCCAACGATGGATAAACACAGAAGCGAATACCTCGACCCACCGCTACCCCATTCCGGCACAGGTGCGGAACTCTTGGAATATGTGCGCTTGGCACTAAACCTCCCCCAGTCGCTTGTATCGCTGGATTTAGCTTTCAGGGTGAATGAGCCACTACACATCAAAGCGGAGTTCAATGCGACACATGGCCGATGACGGCTGAGGCTATCGCATATGCGGCTCTCAAAGGGCTTGCATCAGGCTCAGTTTTCCCTGACGTTGCACCCGCCAAAACAGCACCGCCCTGGATCACGTATCAAGCAGTCGGCGGTCAAGATTTTACCGACCTATCCGGTAGCCCCCCGGAAACGCTCAATCAGCGTATGCAAGTCACTGCGTGGTCCAAGACCCGCGCCCAAGCCTCCGCGCTCATACAGCAAGCCCGCATCGCACTCGTCAGCCCCGGTGTCCTCGCCGTCCCTATCGGCGCACCGGATAGCGTCTTCGAAGACGCAACGATGCTGTACGGCTCCCGGCTGGACTTCTCAATCAACTATAAGGCTTAAATGACCGCAATCGTCGCGCAAGGGACAACCCTTGCCTATAACACCGGCCCGGCCGCCACGCCCGCATTTTCTCCGATTCCCGGCATCAGCGAAATTTCAGGTTTCAATGGCGCCGCGAACGTCATCGATACGACCGACCTCAATAGCAAGGCTAAAGAAAAGAAACTCGGCTTACAGGATTGGGGGCAGCTCTCTCTTTCGCTGCATACCGACTTAAAGCAAGTCGCCCACTCGGCACTGCTCGCGGCAAAGAAGACGGGTTCCGTAATGGCATTTTTAATGACGCTATCGGACGGCACAACCATTGCATTCAGCGCATTTGTAAAAGACTTCCCGATTGCCGCCAAGGTGGATCAAATCGTAACCGGCTCTATCAACCTGGAGATTACCGGTGATATCACCGTTACACCCGGCACAAGCAGCTAATCACATAGACGAAATAGTTAGGACTGCAATTCAGGAAGTCCAAACCAATGCCGTCCCCGTCATCAACCGCTTAATTCGTGAGGCTCAAGCCGCCACGGCACAGAAGGATATGCAATGAACAAAGAACAACTACTAACCGCCATTCGCTCGGAAATTAAAGAGATCGAAATCAAAGCGCTAGGCTCGGGCGTGTATCTGCGTTTCAGAACGCTTACGGGCCGCGCTCGCGATGCGTTCCACGCCGCTTATGCTACTGGCGACAAAGCAGCGAGTCATTTCGAAGCGTTGATTGTAGGTGCTGCCGTGGTGGATGAGGCCGGCGAGCCGATGTTTACCCCGGAAGAAATCGAAACGTTGCGCGACCAAGACGCTGAGGCCCTATCTGCCATTGCAGCAGCCGCCCTTCAAGTCAACAAGATCGGTGTGGTCGCAGAGGAAGCCGCAGTAAAAAACTAAGTGCCAGTCCGGAGCGCCTGATGTGGTTCCGGCTGGCTAAAGAATTAGGGATGTCCGTCGCCCGTTGCCAGCTTGAGATATCCAGTGCCGAGTTTGGGGAGTGGATCGCTTACCAAGCCCTAGAACCGTTTGGCGACCGGGTGGCGGATATCCGCATGGGGACCATTGCCAGCGTCATCGCAAACACGAATCGCGGCAAAGATACACCACCGTTTAAACCACTGGATTTTGTGCCGTGGGTAGCAGGACCGAAACAAGAGTCCGCCCCGCCGCCCCCGGAAGCTATCGCCGCTGCGGTATTCGGCATCAACCTAGCGGAGCTTAAAGCCAATGGCACAAAACAAATCGTCATTCGTCGTTCAAAGTCCTAACGCCTTAACGGATGTGCTCAACCGCGCATCTATCGCGTCCTCAGAAAGTACGCTACGACAAGCCGCAGTAGCAGGTGCGCGGGTGTTCCTCGCCGAGATGCAGATACGAGCCCCACGCAGAACGGGGAAACTCGCAGAAAGTCTATTGATTACGTATGCGCCCGAGGAAAGCGTTACTGGGATGCTTGCGACCTATCTAGTCACATTCAATCAAGACGCTTGGTATGCCCGCCTGTTGGAAGTTGGCACCTCCGAGATGGCAGCAGAGCCATTCATTCGCCCGGCCTTTGAGGCGAAGAAGCAAGAAGCGGCGGCTGTCGTCATAGAAAAAATACAGGAGGCAGTCAAGCTTGGCTAATGAAACTACCGTCAAGGTATCCGCCGATGCATCCGGCTATACCGCAGAACTAGACCGGGCCGCGAAGTCAGCACAGGCGTTTATGGCTACCCAGGACGCCGCCGCGCAGCGTGTCAAGGTGGCGCAGCAGGCGATTACCGAAGCCGCCACAACCGGCTCTACGGCTTCCGCAAAGGCAATCAGTAACTTCGTCAGTCAGCTATCCCGCACCGCCGACCAGGCGGGTAAGACTCGCGCCGAATTATTGGCGATGAAAGCTGCACAAATGGGTATCTCGGACTCGGTATCGGGCTATATCTCAACGGTAGCGAAAGCCGCCGAATCAACCCATGGTTTCAGTCTCGCCACTGGCGCGGCACGCCGGGAGCTTGCAGTACTCGCGCACGAGGCCGCTACCGGCAACTGGTCCCGCTTCGCGGGCTCGCTGGGCGTGCTTGGCGAGCGTACTGGCGTAATCAATCTGCTATTCAGTGCGACCGGCGCTACGTTGCTGGTCGCGGCTGCGGCGGCTGTGGCCTTCGTGTACGAAATCGAACAAGGCGCGAAGCAGGTCGAGGCATTCAACAAAGCCATAAATAGCACGGGCGGTTACGTCGGCATGTCCGCCGAGCAAATGATTGCCCTGTCCAACGGCTTGCAGAGTAGTACCGCATCGCTCACCACGGTACGCGAAGCGATGGCCCAGGTTGCGGCTACCGGCGCATTTACTGCGGATAACTTGGGGCTTGCTACGCAAGCAGCCCTTGCGATGTCCGAAGGTATTGGTATCAGCACGGATAAGGCGGCAGAGTCTTTAGCAAAGATTCAGGAAAACGTCATTAAATGGGTGACGGAATATCAGACCGCGCATCACACGTTTAACGCCGCGCAGATCGAAGAAATTACGAGCTTCGTTAAGCTGGGCGATACGGTTGGCGCTACCGCTGCGGCTATGCGGGATATCGTTAAAGCACAAGACGAAGTAGCCGCATCCGCTCAGGACAACATGGGTGCTGTCGCTAAATTGTGGGATGCCCTGAAATTCGGGGCCAACTACTACAAAGACGCTGTTATGAGTCTCGG